TGCACACGATCCAGCATGTGGCGTGCCTGCGACTCAGAGAGTCGATCAAAATCCACCTGCGACTCGTATTGTCCGCGCAGTGTTTTAGCGATTTGTTCTGTGGGACGGCGAGCGCCCAGTTCGTGAAGTTTCATTATTAAATCCTCGGATCTGCCAGTATTTAGCAACATTGACCCATTTATCTAAGGTTGTTTGTACCCAGCGCAATCTATGTTTACGGTTGCTTATCTTGGCATCTACTGCCTCGCGCAAATGAGCATCTCGTATTTTCAATTGTAGATGCGACCGGGTGTCAATGTCAGACGCCAGCATGGATCTTTCTTGATCTAATTTCTGGATCTGGCTGCTGACATGATACTGCTGGTTCTTTTCAGCGATGCACCAGCTCAATGCTGTGCGAGCAGATCCGAATTCTCTAGGGTCTCTGCGATCCTGACACACGGTCCATCTATTGCTGTCTTTTTTAATCAAGTACCGGCCAAACGCGAGATAACCGTCGTCTTGGGGCAATATGGAATTGGGCAATATTTGCAGCAGTTCAGGTTCTAGAACCTGCTGCAACCGGCGCATCTTCACATCGTTCATTTGATTACGAATGTGGTCAGTAGATATGCCACTATGCCTACCAGGCCGGCTATGATGGCCAGGCCCCAGCCCATGACCTGATCAGTCCTCTTGTCACCCATGGTCTGTACCATGTCGTGTACTTCGCGGATCACGGTGCTTTGGCTCTCGATCTTTTCATCCATGTGACCTATTTTTTGCTCGAGGAATCTATAGCGCTCGGCACACAATTCAACATGGGCTTCCAGGCTTTTTTTCTCGATTTCTGTGGTGTCGGACATGGTGTTTTATTTATCGTGCAGCACTTGGAACCCAATGTTGCTGCCGGGTTCCAACACCTGTGTCTGCCCTGGCGTCTCATCCAGCCCGGTGATCATGGGCACACCCCGGCAGTCTTGTTCCAAAGCCCCAAACACATTGTCTCCTTCGGCCAAGACGTCCTCATGGTCCAGTGAAAATTCAAAATCCCAAATGCACACATCTCCAGTGCTATCGAGTTCGCTTGGTGTTATCGAGTGTGGCAAAGCACGGAGGCTCAACAGTTGATTCACTGTGTCCCAATTCCGCTGCTGATTGCGACTGTGGTGCCACTGCTCGGGCGTTTGTATCTTGTGTCCTTGCTGATCTGTGAAAGGCAGCCGATTGATGTTGAAATTGTTTTTGACACCAGTGATGGTGATATCAAATGTGGTCCAGCATCTCACCCTCAAGATTGCACTCTTTCAATCTTGCTGTTGATAGCGATCACTATGCGATCTCGAGCGCCTCGATACAGCAAGGCAGAGTGCTGTATGTGGCTGGGGAAAACTATCATCATGCCAGGTTCAGAATTGAAATCTATGCTGTTGTTTGAAGAAAGATAGGCAGTTCCAGCATCGGTCCACATGCTGTTGTTGGGGCTGTAGAAACGATTGCTGCCGTTCTTTGTAGCAGCATCCATGTCCCCGCAGTCAACATAGTAGATGGCAGACCATGAACTACCAGGATGCACGTGCATGTCATGGAATCCACCGTCTCGCGTGATATGGCACCAGGATTCATGTATATTGACCATGACATTCATGCCTCGAGGCCAGTATTTTTCATTGGCATGCGCGGCAGCCTTGAACAGGCACTGTTTCATCCACTCAGCCAAGGCGCGGATATCAGGATCATCATAGTTCAATAGATTGAACCCAGATTCATATAGACCACGCTTGGCATCGGGTGCCACGCCGCTGGTGTTTTTTTCTTGTTCGAGTTTATAACATACTCGTTTGATGCCCGCCACATGTTTGCCATGATCGGGCCAATCAAAATCATAGAACATGGTGGGCCATACTGGTAAGGGTTGCATAGAGTTATTTACAGCCAAAAGAAAACCCCGGAAAAGTTCCGGGGTTGTGGTTGATACAATCTCGTATTAAGCGAGTTTGAAGCCTGAGGTTGTTGCTTGTGAACCAGCAACGTTCAAGCCTGTGACTGTGCCATCGGAAGCAGTGATCTGGATGTTGCCCAGGCCAATGACGGTTTGTGTCAGCGTGGTGGCTGTGTACGCACCGGTGGGGTACAGGGCATAAGAGATCTGGCCCGTGGCATCTGCTTCTACCTGATACATAGCGATGGTAGCGGTCTGCTGGATTGCAGAGTTGATCTGGTTAACTGCACCGGGTGTAAACACGCCCGAGCTGTAGGAACCCAACTGTGTGCAAAGGTTCTGTGCTTGGTTACCAGCGTTCTCAACGATCAACTTGAAAAAGTCGAGTTTGGGACCCTGGGGTTGTACCAATGCAGCCGAAGTGATCGTGCCGGACTGGGGACCGTTCTGGATGTCCAGAGCGAATACTGGTTGCGAATCACCGTTAAAAGGTGGGAAATAAGCCATTTTGTTTCTCCTAGTTTAAGTGACCATTGAAGGTCTACTTTTATTTACCAAATGATCAAGAAATGGCTTCTACTAGGTTAATTCTGGATTGTTTTGCGCGAAATTTGCGGCCGAAAAACGCATGCGGTCTACGAACTTCATGCCCTGACCAACATACCCTTCGTGCCCGGGTTCGTCGTTGACCGAAGCCTGCACATCCTGGGCCTGCGCATCCAATTGACGCACTAGATCGTTCTTGAGGCTGGATATATCCAAGAAGGCCTGGAACACAGCAGCCACGGCTTGCTTGTTTTGGGTAGCCCACTCGAATATGCGCGGAGCCTTGGCAGGCGCCCGTTGCTTGACCCACTCACCAAAACCCTGGATGAGGTTTTCATATGATCCCGAGCGCACGCGGGTGTTGATATACTGCTTAATCAACTGCGGAAAGTCTGTGATCTTCCTTGTTCTTAATTCCTGCGGATCAAATAACTGATCTATAGCGGCACCGTACTGGCCGATGATGCGCTGCACATCTTTCACAGTGCTGTCTCGCAATTTGATTTTTCGTGTTTCTTTCAGGCTGGGATCCAAGATCAAGAGCCCTGACACTGGCTCCAGGGCAGCGGCCCGGATGGGTGTGGCCGGAGCACCTGGCGCGGACAGAGCAGTGTGTATGACCACTCCCACTTCGCTGTCACCTATCTTGCGACCCAGTTCAGAATCCGCTGGTACTCGATACTTCACGGTGTTGGGCGTGAACTCGTAGGCACCACGGACTTCGGGCGGTGTGTTGACGAACAAGAGATCTCCCTGGATGTATCCTCGGAAATCTTCAGGTGTAGCTGCTCGCAACAAAGGGAACAGTTTTTTATAGATGTTGATCAGTTCGCCACGCTCGCCACCACGGGCAGCCATGATCTGTTCGATCTGTTCCGGACTCGTGGCCAATCCATCGTAGCCTTTGGCTAGGAAGCCGGACTTGTCGGTGAGCACGAATTCTCCGGTGGGTTTGCGACCAAATATGATGGCTGGTTTTCCATCCCACTTCACGGTGGTACTCTCGGGTCGGGAAGCCGCTGTCAGGATGCCCTGCAGAGCCTGATTCAGTCCTCGGCTGCCCTGATCTAGCACCATGTCTTCGGGGTGCTCGATACGGACTCCTTCCACTATGATCTGCATGCCTTGGTTCACTATGCGATCACGCAGGCGTGCCATGATGTTGACTTCGTTGTATTCTGTGTAGACTTCTGTGTTCTCGGCGATGAGTGTGCCAGCCCGCTCCATGTGATCACGGAAGTCTGCTAGTTTTTGTTCGCGCCGGGGATCCGTTTTCAATGCTGTCATGATGCGTTCTACCGAGGAAAGATCGTCACGAGTGGCCCTGGGATTCAGCAGCATGCGAGCGATCTCGTCGGGATCGTCAGTGATCAGCTCGTTGGTATCCCTGTTGGCGATGCCAGCGATTTGATTGAGCTTATACCCCATGCTCTTGGCCATGGAATTGATAAGCACGGCCCTGGTGGCGCCTTTGTATTCTGAAGAAGGATCCTGGCGCAGGATCCACTTGGAAAAGTCTGGCTTGGACAGGAACATGAAGTCAGTCTGCACGAAACCTGTGCGGGGACGACCGGCTATGGGAGTGAGCAGGTGTACTGCTGTGCCCGACTTGCGCACCCAGTTCTTGGGATCTTCGCCGCGAGCAGAGATCATGTCCGACAGTTTTTTAAAGAATTCTTCTTTGTCTACTTTGTTGCTGTCAACAGCGAGATCCAGATCTCCTGATGTGGGTTTGGTGCCTGTGCTGCCCAGCATGTTGTCCGCCAAGGGCAGACCTGTGATTTTCTCTAACCAGGTCACGGTGGGTTTGATGTCAGCCAGATTTATGCGCTGGGTGCGAGGATTCCCATCGGCGTCTTTGAAAACATTGCCGCCTTCGCCAAGTATCATTGTACTTGTATCCCCATGGTCTTGAGCAGAGCGTTGACCACGGTACTGTTTGTTGGTTGTACGGCCACTGGCCCTCCAGTGACTTTTTGCAAGGCCTGGGCCACAGCAGAGGCGTTGACTTGCGCACCGCGCAG